TCCTCGGTGGCGTAAGCGATACCCATCAGCTTTTCCAGTTCGAGGCGCTGTTTGCCGATTTTAGGCTTTTTAGCGTTTACGGTGTCAGCCTCGGCCACCCGGTAGACCTGCACGCCGCCCCAGCGGGAACCAGTGGCCCGGCTGGTTTCGTCGATAAACGGGTATTCCAGGGCGTTGGCGTTGGCGCTGATTCCCACCTTGCGGACGCGATTCGCCAAAATGCCGGTTTCGTAGGCGAGCCGGTAGATCTCCGTCTGGAAATCCGTCTGAATCAGGTATCCACCGTCGGAATTGACGTTAGATGCGCCACCTGAAGCCGCTGCGTTGATTTGATTCAGCCGGGGGTCCACGTAGGCGCCAGGCTTTGCGGCCTCCACAATGGCCTGTAGCTGATGGCCAAAGGACTCAAAGAGCTTGGGGGTCTGCTCGCCTGCACGGTTCGCAGCCTCTTCCGGGGTGTCTTCGTTGGCATCCCGGACAATCTGCAAGCCGCGCTCACGCTCGTTTAATTGCTCCTCGCGGGCCAGATGACGCTCAACGTCCCCGATCCGGGCTTCCAGCGCGTCATATTTCTGCGCCGCTTCCTCGCTAAGTCCCTCCGGGTTGGCATCCAGGAGGGCGCGGGCTTCCGCAACGAGGTCGGCTTTGCGTTGCCGCAGTTCTTTCAATTTACTTGCCATCTGCAAGCGTCTCCTTATTTAATTAACGACAAAACAGACCCCCGGAAGACCGGGCATCAAAGGAAATTTGTTGAATTTAGCTAAATTTCGAGCAGGCGAAGGCGGCGGGCGCGCATTTCATTGGATTCAGAGCGCATCCCGGAGTTTTTGGCCTTGGAATTGGCTCCCAAGCCCTTCAAAACCTCATCCAGCGTCGCCACACGGTCAGCCATACCGGCATCCACGGCCTTTTTAGCCGTCAACATCCGACCTTGGCCGTAGCCGTTGCGCACGTCCTCGACACCGACACCCCGGTTTCTAGCCACGGACTTAACGAACATGCTGTAATACTCATCCACGCTGGCCTGTAGCGCCGCCTTGGCTTCGTCGGTGAGCGGTTGATAGGGGTTAGCCTCCACCTTGTACTTTCCGGCGGAAATGAAGGTATTCTTGATGCCTTCGGCCTCGTAAGCGGCGGAATAGTCCTGGTGCATCAAATAGACGCCGATGGACCCCACCTCTCCGCTAGGCGTTACGACCAATTCATCCGCCGCAGAACCTAGGTGATACGCCGCGCTGGCCATTTGAGCGTTGGCCACGGCCACGATCCGCTTTTGTTTGCGGGCCTGGTGGATCTCTTTGGACAGCTCGTGGACGCCGTAGACACTGCCGCCGGGCGAATCTACCTCCAACACGATCGCGCTCACTTGTGGGTCATCCACCGCCGCGCGGAACTGCTGAGTAAATTTCTGCACCGACGTGCCGGAATTGCCGCCGCTGATGTTTGCGCCCATATTGATACGGTTGGAAATCACGCCGTAAATAGGTAATACCGCCACACTGCCGCGCGTAGAAGGCTGGTTGGCCGCCGCTCTTGGCTCCCCGATGCGCTCTTGAATCTCTTCCTCGCTGAATTTAATACCCTGGGCTTTCAGGGCCAGAAAGGCGGCGATCTCTTCGAGCTTTTCGGGTAAAATGGCCCACGGGCTGCTATAAAGCATCCGTAAGACGCGCTGATAGTTATGCGGCATCGTCGTTGTTGTCCTTTTTGGGCGGCTCCCCGCCTGGGGCCATATTCAGCGGCTTCATTAGCTCGTCACCGCCTTCAATCGGGTTCAGATTTTCCTTTTCCCGAACCTCGTTCGGCGTCATCCAGCCGGTAGTGACTGCCGACGCGTAACCCTCAGAGCGGGTCTTAAAGTCGCCCCGGAGAAGCCCGTCTACCAGGAACTCGGCAAAATACTCCCCCGCGCCGATCAGCAGGTCGCGCGTGATGGCCTGCTCCCACCGCACCAGCCAGGGCCGGATGGTATGCACAACAAATTCAATCGACTGGTGCTCAATATTGTTGTTGGTGGAGCGCTCCAGGTCGCCGATCATGTGCGGCGGCACGCGGAAAATCCGGGCAATCTCGCTCAGTTGAAATTTCCGCGTCTCCAGGAATTGAGCATCCTCGGACGTCATGCCCATCTGTTTCCAGGTGAGTCCCTGCTCCAGGATGGCCGGCTTGTGAGAATTCGCAACGCCTGAATACGCCTCTGCCCAGGAGGTTTTCAGGTTTTTGTAAGCCGATTCATCCAACTTATTCGGCGATTCCAACACCCCGCCGGGCCGGGCGTCATTTTGGAAAAATCGTGCCCCGTAACCTTCCGTGGCCAGCGACAGGCCGATAGATTCGCGCGCGTGCTCAATGGGGCTTAACCCTTTGATACCGTCGGAGGACAACCCACGCAGAACAAAGACCTCTTCCTGGGTCAAGCGCCGCTCTTTGCCATTTTCCGGTCGGTGGATGTAGATTAGACTGCCGTTCTCAAGCCTTTTCGGCTCCACGCGGTCAGGATGAAGCGGGATAAGCTCCTCAACCGCGCCCCTCGGGCCGGGGATAATCTCGGAATAAGCCATCCCCCGTAAGGTAACGTGGCCCTGGGTCATCTCGCGCCATTCAAAGCTTGTTTGCCAGCCGTTGGGCTGGTCGTGCAGGAGTCGATATTGCGGGTGCTCCAGCGCGCGCTCTTTCCCACCGTTGGGTAGCCGCCGGTAAACAATCAGGGGCAGGGAGGCGATGGTTTCTGCCAGCACCTTGACGCATGCGTAGACCGCGCTGGCCCGCATGGCGCTCTCCGGGGTGACGTTAATCCCCGTCTGAGAGACACCCCAGCCAATGGGAGAGTACCAGTAATCGTCATGCGGGGCAGGCGTAGAGGCTTGAATGACAGGGGTTGCGGCGGACAAATGCGGGGTTAATTGCCGTAAAATGTCGAACGCCGAACAGCTCACAGAGTTAGAATGCCTCTCGTTGAATACACCGAAGTTTGATCCTCCTGGATAATGGCCAGGCCAAGTCCCATCAGCAGCGCCACCATGCCGTCAATCTTGTCTTTTGCCGATTTCTTATCCGGGGCCATGTTCATGTTGGCGTCGTAGCGCACCACCATGTTGTTGGCCATCCAGGTCATTGCCGGATGGCCGCCGTGGCAGAACTCACGGTCTAGAAGCATCCCGTAAAACCGCTTCATGGGGGCGTTAAAGCTGGCCGCACCCTGGCGGAACTCGACCATTTCCAGGCCGCCATCCTGGAGCTTAATTGCCGTCTCTCGGGCGTTGTATGGGTCATAGGCGATCTGTTGAATATCGAAGCGATCCGCCAGGCCGAAGACCTCTTTTCGGACAAAATCGTAATCAATCACGTTGCCCGGCGTGGTGAGCACCTGCCCATCACGCTCCCAGGCATCGTAGGGCACCTTATCCACCAGTTGGCCCGCCGCCCGCTTTTTGACTTGCTCAGACGGCACCCAGAAGCGGTAGACGGCTTTCCACGGCTCGCCGTTCAGCAACGGCGGGAACACCAGCACAAAGGCGGAAATGTCGATGGTGGAGCTTAAATCCAGGCCACCGAAGCACAAACGGCCCTCTAACTCCTCCTCTCGGACTTCCCCGCCGCACGCCTTCCAGTCTTCGAGGTTGATCCAGCGCTCAGACTGGTTCGTCCAGACGTTCAGGTGCTTGCAGAGAAAGTTGTTCTGGTCGGCAGGCATGACCTGTGCCTGCTTGCAGAGAGATTCCAGATGCCTCTGGAAGACGGAAACGCCAAGGTTAGGGTTCGCTTTCGCCCAGGTGTCCGGGGAAGTCCAGTCGTCACCGTCGTCTATCTCGGTGATAAAAGCGAAAATAGTATCGTCTTCTACTGTTCCAGCTAACACCTGCTCACAGTAGTTGTATTTTGCGATACAGACGCTGCGCTCAAACCCGGCGGTTGTAATGGCAATCATTAAGGGTTGGCGGCGCGCACCCGTGGCGGTTGCCAGAACGTCCCAAACCTTGGAATCCTTGTGCGCGTGCAATTCATCGACAATCGCACAGTGGATGTTCAGGCCGTCCAACGTGTGGGCGTCGGCAGAGACCGGCTCAAACTTGGAGGAGGTGGATAGGTCGCTGACGTTGCGGGTTAGAATCGTTAACCGCTTGGCGAGCGAGGGTTGAGCGCGCGCCATTGTCTTTGCGATTTCAAAGACAATTTTCGCCTGGTCCCGCGTTGTGGCCGCTGAATATACCTGCGCGCCCGGCTCACCATCAGCGATCAGTGTGTAGAGAGCGATTCCTGAGCCAAGAATGGACTTTCCGTTCTTCCGGGCAATCTGGATATAGGCTGTTCGGTAGCGTCTTAATCCTGTGTCCGAACGTTTCCAGCCAAAAATATTGCCAAGAACAAACTTCTGCCAGGGTTCTAACTTGATGTATGGGCTGTCTCCCCAGTGACCTTCTACGTGTTTCAGGATTTGGAAAAACTGATAAACCCGGTTGGCCTCAGCCTCGTCAAAATAGATGTCGTCGCGGTGGAGGTCCACCAGGTGACGTTTACAGGCCTGAACAACCTTTTTGCAGGCGATTATCTCCCCGCTGA